GGGAAAACTCCGCGCGCACGCGGGCGTGGCCGCATGGCGCTGCAGTGGAAAGACGCGGGTTCCTGAGCCGGGCGGGCCGGCTGCCGATGTGCGGCAAGGGTCAGGGTGGCGTGATCACTGCAGTGCGTCGTCGGGGAGCGTGGGAACGGCGCAGTCTACGGGAAGGGCCCGGGCGGCTCAAATGGCTGCCCGGGCCGGCAATCCCCGCTCAGTAGGTGTAAGCCGCAAGGACGAAACTTGGCAGGCGCGAAGCGAACGTCTGGTAGGACGCTCCACTGAGGGAACGCTGGCGATTGGCAGCCCGCCGGGTGAAGTTGACCCGCATCTGCGATGCATTCGGCGTACTGATGGCTGCCGAATAGCGCATGTTGGTACGGATGGTGGGGTTGCCGCTGGGCATGGCGTAGACGTCGTGGCAGAGGCCGATGTCTGACAGCAGGTAGGCAAGATTGTCGCCTGGGCCGTTGATCAGGTCACCGGTGAGGATGTTCTCGTTGGACGTCTCGCTGGGAAGTGGCGGCCGGGCGCCGGTCGTATTGACCAGGCCCGCCATGCGCAGCGGGCGGCTGCTCATGTCCCACTGCAGCGAGCCATCAGCGTTGTAGACCTGCATGCCGGTGTTGTTGCTGGGAACCGCATGTCCCCATGCCCACCATTCGAAGCTGGTGGTTCCCTGGGCCATGTTCCAGCCGAAACCCGCAGTGCCGGTGGAAATCCGCGTGGAGCCGCCATTGCAGCGGATGAACACCAGGTAGGGCACGCTCTGCGCCGGAAGGCTGACCGAGCCGTTCTGGCCCAACGGCGACGTGTTGCTGCCGATGGTTTCCACGCCCTTGCCTGCCGCGAAGAAGGCAAGGGCGTGTGCGTTGACCAGAACGGGGACACCGCTGTCGTTTGTGACTTCAAGGCCGACGGTCATCAGAAGCTCCCGTAGAAGACATAGGCATTGGGATTGGTGGTCGTCATGAACGTGAAGTTGAGTGTGAGGTAGTCGCCCTCGGCGGCGCCTGGTTTATTGAAGGACATGAATGCCATGTTCGGCGCGGAGAACTGGTTTCCATTCATGTCCTGCCAGCTGTCCCAGAAGGTGCTCGGCAGAATCGCGAATGGCTGCCCCATGCCCGCCATGCCCACATAGATGCTGTCTCTGGTGCTGACGTGCATCTCACCCATCACCTTGCCGGCACGATCATTGGTGTCGAACCACATCTGCCCATCCGGGCCGAATATCTGCATACCGGTTGCCATTACCAGATCCCCATGCGGACGCGGACGCGGCCGTTGTTGTCGTAAACGTGGATGACGCTGTCGTTGATGGTCAGGCGGCCGCCATTCTCGGGGCCGTTCATCGTCAATGTGCCGTTCTTGTCGAGCCTCCAGCGCGGTTGCCCACCGGCGCCGACCGCATTGGACTGGATCACGTCGCCGATCATGGCGTTCTGGATCCAGCCATTGCCGATCAGTGCCTGGCTGATGAAAGTCTGCCCGCCCTGCACCACGAAGGGCGCACTGACCTGGCCGCTGTTGGTGTTGAACAGCGCGAAGCGATCGGCCTGCATCAGGATCTGGCTCTGGTAGCTGCCATCCGGCTGCTGCTCGACGCCAAGCCCCATGCCGGCCATGTAGATCTGCCCGGCACTGCTGATCTGCGCCTTGACCGTATAGGTTGCGCTGACCTTGCCATCCAGGTTCACCACGGCCTGCGAGACCTGCTGGACCGCGGCACTGACACCTTCGATCCTGCCGGGCACACCCTCGATGGACGCTTCAACCGTATCTACACGCCTGGCCAGTGCCGCGTCCTTCTCGGCCATCACGCTGTAGACGGTGATGGCACCGGCGCTGACATCGTTCTCGCCGACGTTGTAGTCCTCCTCACCGGCGGTGTGGTCGCTGACCTGGGCGAACAGGCCATCGACCTTCTGCCCCTGCGCGGTCACCTTGCCATCGACATCGGTGACGTCCAGTTCCAGCTGGTCGACGCGGCCGACGATGGCGCCAGCCTCGGCGATGGCGTCGCCGATGTTCTTCCAATGGCTGCCCGGCGGCGTCTCGTTGCCTGCGGCAGTGCCCTGCCAGCTCCAGATCCGACCGTCGTGGATGACAGTCTGACCCGGGGTGTAGGTTGCCGCGGCATCCCAGACCAGCGGCAGCACTTCGGTGACGCGCTCGATCTTGCCCTTCAGCTGTTGGCCCAGCGCGCTTTCGTTGATGCGGCCGGCGAAATAGGCATCGTAGTCCGACGGGTTGCTGCTGGACTCGCCCAGAACACCCGCCTCCACCGGATGCCACGGACCCACGTTGCCGCTGCGATCGACCAGGCGCCCCCAGAACCAGAAGCGTGCACCCGCCGCGAGACCGTTCATCTGGTGCCGCGACTGTGGATAGGCGAAGTCGCCGAGCTTGATGGCGGCTGCACGATCCGGGCTGGTGCTGTACCAGAGTTCAGTGCGCTCGGTATCCGTGGCGCCTGCCGGGAACTGCCAGGCCAGCTCGATGCCGAACACCCGGCTGCGCGCGGTCAGCGAGGTCAATGCCGGTGGCGGCGTCGTCTTGCCTTCAATGGTGGTGAGCACACTGAGCGTCGGCTGCGATACCGCGCCCAGCGCATTGACCGCGCGTACCCGGGCCAGATACTCGCCCGCATAGACGCCCCGCACTTCCAGGCTCTGTGTGCCGACGCGGCCGGCGCGGACCCAGTTGAGATCACCACGGCGCCATTCCACGTCATAGCCGATCGCCTTGTCCGCCGCATCCCACTCGATGGTGAGCACGGACGTGGCAATACCCTGGTCCACCACCACATGCGAGGCCATCCGCACGTTGGCCGGTGCCGGCTGCACGCTGGGCGGAATGATGCTGATCGGCGGCTGCTCCAGGCGCGTGCCGTCGTCGATGGCGGCGTACTTGCCCGGCACGTGCTTGAGCGCGGTGATCTGATAGGTCAGGTCCTCGCCTTCGCTGATCGACAGCACGCGATAGTGCTGCAGGGCCAGCTCCGGCGATTCCAGTGCCCAGACCGACTGCGCCACCGGCACCGCCGACCACGGCGCGGTGACCGTTATCGTCTCGCCGTCCACCGACTGCACGGTGCGTGCTTCGGTCTGCCCGCTGGGCAGCGTGGCACGCAGGGTGTCACCGGCCGCGATCTGTTCCGGCACGCGATCCAGCACCAGGCTGCGCGTACCTGCACTGCGGATGCGACCCGCATTGCGGCGGCCAGCGCGGTTCGGGTCGGCCACCTGGATCACATCGCCAGGCATGCAGCCCAGCGCGTCCAGGCCCACCGAGAAGCTGATGGTTTCGGTTTCCAGCATCTCGGTGTGCAGGATGTGGTTGCCCACGCGCTGCGCCTGCGAACGCGAGTGGCAGCCCACCGCCGTCACTTCGGTCTGGTTGATGCCGTAGCGGGCCACACCGGGCAGGTGCTGTACCACTTCGACCTTCTGCCGGCCGAAGTCATCCGGATCGATCCACGACACCAGCGCCACCGTGTGCCGCGCCGTGCGGCTGCTGCCGGCATAGTGGAAGCGCCCTTCGATGACGTTGGCCTGGCTGTAGGTCAGCACCGGGTCCTTGGGCATGTCGGCCGAGGCCATCACCTGCCCCGCCGCATAGAAGCTGATGCCGCGGAACATGGTGGCGATGTCCTGCAGCACGCGATAGGCCTCGGCGCGGGTCTGCAGATACAGGCTGCAGGTGAAGCGCGGCTCTTTGCCGCCCTGGCCATCGCTGACCAGTTCATCGCAGTAGCGCGCGATCTGGTACAGCCGCCACTTGTCCACCCAGTCCAGCGGAACACGATGGCCCAGGCCAAAGCGATCGTTGGTGACGATGTCGAAGAACACCCAAGCCGGGTTGTTGGTCCACCCGCTCTTGAAGGTACCGTCCCACACGCCGCTGTAGAGACGGCTGAGCGGATCGTAGTTGGAGGGGATGCGCACGATGCGCCCCCACAGCTGGTAGGACCGGGTGGGGATGTTCTGGAACTGGCTGGCGTCGACCTGCACCGCCGCCAGCGCGCAGTTCGGATAGCGCAGCTTGGCATCGATGATCTCGGTCATCGACAGCACGTTGATGGTATCGGCGATGGTGCTGCTGTTGGCGTTGGCGGTCAGCCGGCGGATCCGCACCTGCCACTGGTTGCCGGCAGGCAGATCGATGCGGCGGCTGCGCTCGTACTGGCTGGTGGTCTTGCCACTGAAGGCATCGGTCAGCACCGTGCTGAACGGGCCGCCGTCGGTGGACAGATCCACCGCGTACATGATCCGGTAGCCTTCAGTGTCACCGTTCTCGGTGTTGGTCTTCTGCAACGCCGGTACCGCAAAGCGGATACGGACGGCCGACAGGTCAGCACCGGATACGGTGCGTACCACCGGCGCATCACTGCGCAGCTCGACATTGACGCCAACTTCGTTCTCGATGGAGGGGAAGCCGCTGATGTGCTCCTGGTCCTGGGTGCCGGAACGCGTCTGCACGTCCACGCCGGAGAAGTTCAGCGTGCCGTCGGGATTCTCGATCGGCACCTGGTCCAGGTAGATCGACTGCTTGCCGGCGACCAGTCCGCGGATCTCGCCTTCGCTGGCGAGGTCGATGATGCGGGCCACCGCCATCGAGTGCAGGCTGTCGGCGGTTTCGACCGGGGTTCGGGCGTTGCTCGCGCCCTTCTTGGCGCCCGCCAGTACGGGCGCGGCTGCACCGCGCGTGCGCAGCGTGGAATGAGTGATCTGGTTCAAAACTGGTCCTCCGCCAGGATGCCGCCGCTAATCACGGCCGAGCCGATGAACATGCCCTTGCTGTCATGGCCACCATAGGCGACCGGAACGGGGTTGCCCTGCGCCTGCGTGTTGACGGTGCCGTTCATGCTGTAGCTGGGCGCGTTTTCGGGTGTGTCTTTGGCGCCCAGGCCTTTTGGCTGGGGGGAGAGCATCTGGGTGATCCCGCCAACCACCATGCTGACGCCGGTTGATACCAGTGCAGCCCCACCAGCCCAAGATGTGTAGCTCCCCACAACGATCAGCACGATGCCAATGATGGTTTGCAGTACGCCTCCCCGCTTGCTACCCACCATCACCGGCGCGATGCGGATGTCATCCTGGCCTGGCGGATCGTGCAGCTGATCCCGCGACAGGTTCTGCCGGCCATTGAACACGGCAAATTCCATGCCCTTGGCTTTGGCACCCATCAGGTACTGCTGGAACCCCGGCAGCATCGTGCACAGCGCATGCACGGCCTCGGCCGGGCTGTTCACCGCCAGCCGGAACCTGCGTCCGAAGCGGGCACCCAGCTTGCCGTACAGGCGGATCGTACGAAGACGGTCAGTCATGGCGCACCTCGCGATGGCGGACGATGCAACGGGTGCGCTCGGCCCACATGCCGCCGTAGGGCACGGTCTCGGACAGGCGGCCATGCAGGTGATGCAGCATCTGCCCGTCACCGAGGTAGATGCCTGCGTGGTTGGTAACCGGCGAGCGGATCTGCATCAGGATCATGTCGCCCCGCTGCGGTTCGCCCTCGATCAGGTCGAAGCCCTCGGCGTGCAGCCGTTCAAGGCTGTACAGGTCCTGGCCATGGCTCCACCAGTCATCCTGGCGCTCGTACTCGGACAGCCGGATGCCCAGTTCGCGCGCGTGGAAATCGCGGACCAGGCTGTAGCAGTCCAGTACACCGTGGGCGAACTGGCGACCGACCAGCGGTGCCATGTAACCTGAGGGATGCAGGGTCTGCAGATCAGCGCACAGCGGTGGCTCGCCGGTTACCTGGCCGACGCTGACAATGTGCCAGGTCAGCCCGCTGCGCTCGCACATGACCCGATCGGCATCGGACGGCGTTGCAGCGGCATCGGGGTGGCTGTGCACCAGGGCCAGCACCTCGCCCTTGTCCTCGGCCACGGCATAGTCCTCAGCCGGCAGGCGGAAATGCTCGCTGGGCGTGGCGGCCACGTTGCGGCAGGGAAGATAGCGTTCGTGGCCTTCAATGGCCACGATCAGCCCGCAGCATTCGCGCGGGTACTCGGCCACGGCGTGCGCCTGGATGGCCTGCAGGGTTGTCGGTTGCATGTTTCACCCATGAAAAAGGCCCGCGCGGGCGGGCCTGGAAAGTGGAGTCGGGAAGGGGTCGATCAGGAGCGCAGCAGGCCTGCGGCGGGGAAGCCGCCATAGGGCAGCGGCTTGTCCTGGCCAAAGCGCAGCTTGCAGCTGCGCACCCGGCCGCCGCACTGGTCGCGTGCCGGATCGTCGGTGGCGACGTCGTCGCTGTCCGCTACCGCCGGACCGTTGTAGCCGCAGTACGCGCCGCGATAACCGCCACGCACCAGCCAGCCACACATGCCGGCGATGATCTGCCTGCCCGGCAACTGCTGGCCATTGAGATCAATCGCGGTGGTCAGCTCGAACTCGACCATCTGCTTGTCTTCGCCGATCTTGCGCTCGATGAACCAGACTTCGTCGGGGAAATGCTCGGCAGGATCCGCACTGGGATTGCCTTCCTCGAAGTTGGTGGCATCCAGGTACTTGGCCAGCGTCTGCCGGCGGATGATGCGGGCACCGACCAGGTCATCGAACAGCAGGCACATGGCGGTGATGCGGCCATCGATGTTGCTCACGCGCAGGCGTGGGTTCGGTGGCTGGTCACTGGTGCGTTCGAAGCCACTGGCCTCGATCGGCCAGGGGCCATACTCCTGGCCCTGCCACCAGATGACACCACTCTGCAGGTGTGCGTGGAAGAAGAGCTTGTCGGCGCCGAAACTGCTGGCGTCGAGCTCGTAGACGGTGATGCGGCCACCCGGCTCAAGCTGCTGGGCATCGGCGGTGATCATGGGGTGTGCTCCTGTGCGGCAATGGGAAGAGGGCGTGGTACGGGATACCGCTCCTGGCCGCGCGGTACGATGACGTGGTGGCCCGGGCGCAGCGACGTAGTGGTAGTGAAGCAGGCGTGCTTTGACGCCTGCGGAAGCGTGGTTGTCATGGCTCAGAGCTCCGCATCGGCCTGCACCAGCACCTGTGAGGTGGTCGACCACACCACCACCGCGCCCCACTGCTGCATGTTGTTGGACATCGTGGACAGCACGGCCGCGTCCACGGTGGACTGCCAGCCCGGATCGCCACCGTTGAAGTTGATGAGGCTACCTTCGGAGCCGAAGCCGACCAGGTTGAGCGCGGCAGAGGGCGAGGTGACCCTGGGCGCCACGCGCTTGCGTACCTTGAACGGAATGCACGCGCGCGTGTCGCCGTTGGCGGTGTAGGTGATGCCCAGGATCCGGTTCACATCCACCGTCTCGTAGTAGCGCTGGCACAGCAACAGCTCCAGTGCTTCGGGCCGGCGATCGAAGTCGGTCGCGGTATCGCCTTCTTCGATCTGCACTTCGGCCAGCTGGACGCTGCCGCTCTTCTGCCCGGCGGCGAACGCCCGCCCGCCGAAGTCGGCACCGGCATCCAGCCAGAAGCTCAGTTGCAGGTAGCTGTCCGGGCCCAGCGTCTTGCCGGCAAGGCCCGGAACTTCCACGGTGACCTGGTGCCATCGCCACAGCGTATCGAGCACGACCGAGGCGCCGATACTATCGCGCGCGGTGGACCCGCCCGTTCCGTAGGACTGCTGCAGTTCCACACCGATGCGGAAATCGTCCACCGAGGACCGCGCCTTGAAGCTGATGGTGACGGTGCGCCCGGCCAGTGTCCGGACATCCTCGATGCGCTGTTGGACCAGCGCCATGTTGCCGGCACCGGCAACGCTCTGCACCTCCAGCCGAAGCAGATGGCGCGACCCAGCCAGCAGGCGCCCTGCCTGGCCGCCGCCTGGAGGCACATCCTCGCGCGTGGCAGCCACCGTGGTGCCGGTGGCATTGGCCTGCCAGCGGTCGGCGATGTAGCGAGTGCCCACGGATGCAGGGAACACTGCACCACGCTGCCAAAGGCGGAAGTCGCCGTTGATCAGGCAGTTGCGGCCAGCCATTCGGCCATCCAACCCATCCACCGCAGTCTGCACGGCATCCAACCCGCCATACACTTCGGCGAAGTTCTCGTTGATCTTGGTGAATGCCGGGCGCTGTGTTTCACCCCGCTTACCGTTCGCCTGAACGGTATCGAGGTCGATTATCTTTCTGCTCATTTAGCTTCCCATTCCGAATCAGCAAAGCCCAGGGACAGGTCGTTGCCACGCCTGAAAAAGACGGCGGAACGCCATACCTGATACTCAGTAAATCTCTGCATCCGCCGTCCAGTGGAACCAGCCCCCCCAGCGCCCGGGGGAATTGCCCCAGGCCACTTCGAAGACGTTCGTCGCGATCGTGGGAACCGATGCGGGCGTTCGGCTGCTGTCGTCCTGATTGACATATCCGGGCTCGACCACATTGTTGTTGGGCCTGACGACAATCACCGGCGTCACTCGCTTGCACGTCTTGAATGGCACCGACAGGTAACTGGTTGCGCCGCTCGCAGCCGAGTTGCCCCAACTGTAGCGACCGCTGTTGGTCGGAGTTCCAGGAACGACGTCATTGTCATAGGACTTTTCGTAGTAGCGCTGGCACAGCTGCAGCTCTTGGGCCAGCGGGCGCAAGTCGAATGCCGTTGCCCGGCTACCGCGCTCCAACTGCATCATCGCGATACCGAACTCTCCGTTCTGGCCGGAGATGACACCGCCATAGGCATCCGCGCACAGATCCACCACCAGCCACAGGAAATCGCTGTCGGCATTGCTTCCCAGCGTCTTCCCCTTCACCGATGGCAGTCGCGCACTAAGCTGGAAATAGGTCCAGGACGCGGCGGTGACCGCTACGGTTCCCAGCTCCACGCTGATCGCGGCGGACGGCGAACCACCGGTGCCAAAGTGCTGGATGAGACGAACACCGATGCGTTTTCCTGGCGGGCCATAGGCGAAGCCGGAAACGGTCACCTCGCCGTCGGACAGGGTGACCGCCCCTTCGATTTTCTGTGCGACGTAGGCGCTGCTACCTGCACTGGTCTTGGAAACGACGCTGTTGAGGAAACGGCGCGATTCCGGCGCGGCGCCGCCGGCAGGCAGATTGGCCCCGCGATTTGCGGTATGCGTGCAGCCCAGCGCTGCCACCGTCCAACGATCGGCCACATAGATCTCGCCGCCCTGGGTGGTGCCGGTGGTGCCCCGCTGCCAGAAATCGAAGTTGCCGTTGATCAGGCGGTTCCTGCCTGGAACTGCGGTCTGAAGAGCACGCTCCAGTGAATCCACACGCTGTCCGATCGCGGTCACGCCATCCAGCGCGCCATACACTTCTGCGAAGTTCTCATTGATTTTTGTGAACGCTGGGCGCTGCGTTTCACCCCGCATCCCGTTCGGCTGAACGGAATCGAGGTCGATGATCTTTCTCGTCATTGCTGTCGTCCTGAAAGTCCTGGGGGCGCCCAATCACAGCTCGGCTTCGGCCCACCAATGCCACCACCCGCCCCAGCGACCTGGATTGTTGGTCCAGCTCACTTCGTAGCAGGAGGGTGATGCATAGTTGACGAGGCAGGGCACGCGGGACACGTCATCCTCGGCGATGTGTCCGTTCTGCTGGGTGGTATCGGCCGAGATGATCATCACGTAGGGATGGGCACGCTTTGCCGTCTGGAATCGCACACTCTGGTAATGCGCCATTCCCGGCGAGTTGACCGAGAACGCCTCTCGCCCTTCGTTGTTTGCCGTGTTGGGTAGGATGTCGAGGTTGTAGCTCTTCTCGTAGTACCGCTGGCACAACGCGAACTCCATGCCCAGCGGGCGCCAGTCGAAGCGCGTGGCCACACGTCCCGGCTCGACCTGGAATTGTGTGAAGCCAAACGAGCCGTTCTGCGCCACCAACTCACCCTTCTGGCCGGTGCCGCACAGGTCGAACACCACGTAGAGATGGTCGTTGCCATGGGTGCCCAGCACCTTGCCCTTGGTGCTCGGTAAAGTGACGGTGACGCTGTGGTGTGTGGCCGAGGTGCCCAGTGTGAGCACACCTGCTTCGATCACCACCTCCGGCGCGGGCGAGCCGCCCGTGCCGAAGTTCTGGATGACGCGCACGCCGACCTTGCGGTTCGGTGCATCGCTGTTTGCCCACACAGAGATGGTGATGTCGCCGCTCGCGCTGCGCACCCCCTCGATCTTCTGTCCCATCCAGGCGCCACTGCTGGCAGCGGCACCGGACACGGTACATACCAGGATCGACCGCGTGTCTTCCGGGTAGCCACTCTGCCCCTCGTAGGCCACGCGCTGGACGTCATGGTTGCAGATCAATGCCGAGTTGGTGAAGCGATCGGCAAAGAACGTCTCTGCCCCCAGGGTGCCAGACCCGCTACCGACACGGCCGGAGGTCCGGCGTTGCCAGAACTGAAGGCCACCATTGATAAGCAGATTCCTTCCCGGAACGCGCTCGGTGATGGCATTCCCCACGGTCTCCGGAATCTTCGCGACATCGGTCAAGGCGTCGTAGACCTCGGCGAAATTCTCGTTGATCTTGGTGAACGCCGGGCGCTGTGTTTCACCCCGCTTTCCGTTCGGTTGAACGGAATCGAGGTCGATGATCTTTCTTGCCATTAGTGGCTCCTTGAACGAGGTGAATCGGTGGCGGCCGATCGGAGTTCGAGTACTTTCATTCAGTCACGGCTTCCCGACTGGTCCCGCAGGTGTAGGAATGCACTCAGAGTTCGGCATCGGCGGTGTAGTGGCCTGCCAGCAGAACAGATCCGCTTACCAGGAAACCTGCGCCGCCCACGTCCGCCATGAACGCCTGGCTCGTTGCCATGACTACATTGGTCAGGGTTCCCGCGCGCCATGCTCCGCCAGCGGCGTCGTAGTACCTCCAGAAGCTCGGCGATCCGATGTCACCACCTTCTCCGCCTGCGTGGAAAAGCAGCTGTGGCGTGCCGCGCATCGTGCCCTTGAACTCTGCAACAACGCGGCAGGTGCCACTGTTGAAGGCCACTGCATTCCGGTGGACGGCGGAGCTGCTCCTGCTGTTGGGCACCTCTGCAACAGGGAAGGACTTCTGGTAGTAGCGCTGGCACAGCGCAAGCTCGTGGGCCGGTGATCTCCACTCGAAGCGGGTCGCCCGTGCGCCGGCTTCCCACTGCATTTCACCGAAGTACAACTGGCCTGCCTGCGCGCCGAGCCCTCCTGTGCGCGCGTTGAAGTCGCTGCCTGCCGAGAGCCATACCGCACAGATGACCGAATCATCGCCACCGCCAAGCGTCTTACCGTAGATGGAAGGAAGACTGACGGTCTTGCTGATCCGGTTCAGGCCCTGTGCGAGCGTAAACACTTCCGGCTGTATCCCCGTGACAGTGGGGCTTCCGCCTGTTCCGAAGCGCTGCAGGAATTCGACTGCGATCTTTCTCCCTGCAGTGCCTGCGTTGTAGACCAGGAAGGATAGCGTGCTCTCTGATGCGGCAAAGGTCCGCACACTTTCCACACGCTGCTCGAACAGGAAATGGTGTCCGGCAGCGTTGTGGTTCCCGTTGCAATTGGCGGCCAACGTGAACAGGCTTTTCGGGAAGTTCGCATCGCCCGGGGCAACGGGTGATTTGAATATGCCTGCTCCGTCCATCCCTCCCTGCTGTGCAAAGAATCTGTCCGCACAGTAGGCAGCAGCAGCGGTGAAGTTGTCCCCACGCTGCCAGAAGTCGAAATTCCCGTTGATCAAGCGGTTCTTTCCCGAGACAGAGTCTGCGATGGCACCGGGGATTCCCTCCAGCGCCAACGCAACATCCTGAAAGTTCTGGTTGATCTTGGTGAAGGCGGGCCGCTGGGTCTCTCCACGCTTTCCGTTGGGCTGGATGGTATCCAGGTCGATCCGTTGAAGATCCATGCTCATGCCTACGCCTGGAAGGTCTGCTCGAACGTCGCGGTGATGGTCGAGACCTGTCCACCGAGATGGCTGTCGGTGTAGGAATCACACATGTACAACCCCTGCCCCAGTGGCCCCTTCCACAGGAAGCTGCGGCCGGCATGACCATCCAGGAAGGCCACGATCTCGCTGATGGTCCTGCGGTTGCCTACGAACTGCAGCTGGTAACTGCGCGAGGTGGCGTTCAGGCCATCAGCGGCGGCCTGCGCATAGCCATCACCGAACTTCGCGCGCTTCACGGCGGCGGTGGTGGTCCCGGTGCTCTGGCTGGTTGCCGGCCAGGTGAAAGTGTCGGTCATTACATGGCACTCCTGCTGAGCACACCACCTGCCTTCAGGTCACGACTCTGCAGTTCGCGGTACTTGCGTTCCACGAACTGGCCGATCTCGTTGCCGAACTGCTGCAGCATGCTTTCGTTGGTGGTGACTTCCTTGCCACCGTTGTTGTCGATGCGGATGCTCACACCCACGCCACCGCCACTGCCTCCACCGCCATGTGCGGCCACGCCGAGACGGCCGTCCGGCCCGCGCTGCAGCGGCATGATCGCTTCCGGTCCCGCTTCGCCGAATACGCCGGCACCCTTGGCGAAGGCGAACAGCTGCGGGGTGTCATAGACACCGCCGGAGTAGACGGAGAGGCCGGGCGATCTGAAGGTGCCTCCCTTTGCAAAGCCGGAGATCGGAATTGATTCCTTCTGCACGGGCCCCACACTGCCACCGAAGAGCATCTTCACGCCCCAGACGATGGCCTGCTGGATCGCAATCTTCTTCAGATCCGCGATCAGTGCCTTGGTCAGTTCATGATGGTTGGATTTGCCGGTGGTTACGAAGTTGTAGAGCGCCGTTCCGGCGGCATCAAATGCCTTGGTGAAGACAGTCTGCGTGTTCGTCGCGGCATCCTGTGCCTTCGCGGTATAGGCCTCGAACGCATCCTGGAATCCGTTCTCGATACCCTTCATGCCCGTCTTGATCTTCCGCGAATCGTCTTCCTTCTCGTCCTTTTTCGCGCCCGTCTTCTCGGGCTTCGCGATGTTCAGGTACGTACCCCTGGCCGAACGCCGCGCATCAGCGAGGAAGCCGCTGCGACGTTCACCATCGGTGGACAGTCTGTCCAGGTTGCGCGCGGTAGCATCAGATGCGACTTCTCCGGGTGTCCTGCCATCACGCCGGGCGTCCTCTGCGGAACTCTGCGCCTGCTCCAGCGCAGCTTGTACGACTGCCAGCGTTCCAGCCAGCTTCTGAACCATGGTATCGGCGAGGGAGATGCTGCTTTGAAGTACACCGTTGAGTGCGGACTGAAGCACCGTGCTCTTCTGCGCATACTGCTGCTGAAGCTGCGTCAGTGCATTGAACTCGGCCATGCTGCGCGTCGCGGCCTGGACGGCGGAGTCCAGCCTGGCGTTGATCTCAACAGCAGCAGCCGTCGCTCCGAGCGTTGTGTCGGCCATGAAATTCTCCTGGCTTGAATGGGGCCTCACGTGCTGGCGAGGCCGTTGTCTGGCATCGGCGTTGGCCGCTGCCTGCTTATTCGTGCTGCATGTGCTTCAGGGCCGCATGCTCGATGACGCGGATGCCCGCCATCACTTCAGCGTGCCGCTCCGGCACAAGCGCTTCGCGCTGCAGCTCCTGATAGACCACGTTGTAGTCCAGCCCGATCGGGCCACCTGCGCCAACGCGCCACTGGGTGGAAACCCGTGAGAAAACCTCGATGGGAAGCACACACTCGGGCCACAGCTCGACCTGCGGCGGTGGAAAGTGCTTTGCCTTCAATCCAAGCTGCATCAGCTCGGACTCGGTGGGGGCCCGCCAGTACAGGGCCCCCACCGCCTCGATCAGTTTCCCTTGCGTGCGACCTGCAGCGCCTGGGTGTAGCCACCGATGATGGCGCCATCCAGGCCGGCCTGCTGCTGCAGCGCCAGCTCGACGCCGGCGGTATCCAGCGCCACATCGGCATCCCAATCCACCACGATGTCCAGGATGGCCTGGGCCACGCTCAACGTGTCATCGCCCAGACGCTCCAGCAGGCTGGCGTAGTCGGCCACCGACAGATGCCGGTAGGTCAGGTTGAGCTTCTGCTCGCGACCGTGACCGACGATGGTCAGGGTGCTCTTGAAGCTCTCCGGCGCCTTTACCTGGAACATCAGGCGCCCTCGACCAGGATGGAGTCGGCCAGCGCGGTGAAGGTCGCGGTGGTGCCCATCGGGGTGTTTGCAGCCATGGTCGGGTCGCCGTTGTAGCTCAGGTAGCCGTACCAGTACAGCACGTCGCCGCCGACCAGCTTGGCGCGCAGGATCACCGGCTCGCCCTTGGCATCAACGTTCTTCAGCGCCGGGTACCACGGCTTCTTCGGATCGTAGAACAGCGGCAGGGTAATGGTCTTGGCGTTCTTGAAGGTCGGCAGCTGGACCTGGCGACCGGTCGGGTCTTCCAGCAGCGTGCCGCTCCAGTACTGCTGCTCGCCACCGGCGGTGGTCGGGTCGCCCTGCTGGTCCAGGTCGACGAAGGCGCCTGCCTTGCGCAGCACGCCGGCACCGCTGGTGCCCGGGAACAGCACGGTGTCGGTGGTGTCGATGCCCAGCAGTTCAACGCTGCCGGTGGCTTCAGCACCCGCGCGGGTGGCGCGGTTGTTCAGGGCCGGCCAGCCCGGCAGTTCAATGACCACCACATCGCCGGTGTCGACGCTGTTGGCGGCAACGCTGGCCAGTGCCGGCGCAGCCTTGGAGATCGCGGTGGTGGCGATCGCGGTGGAGACGACCGGTGCGAAACCGAACTGGGTGCCCTTGGGAAGCTTGAGTGCCATGGTGTATTTCCTCGTTGGATAAAAAAAAGCCCGGCGGTTGCCGGGCTGGGGTGTTGCACGGGTGAAGGGGTTTACGGGTCGGCGTACCACAGGCCGAAGTCGAGCCGCGCGCCGTGTTTGTGCAGCACCGGCTCATGCACGGCGATTGCAGCGCCGAACGACTCGGCGGTCGGCAGTCCCGCGCAGACCTGGTCCTCAATGGTGCGGATCAGGGTGTTGGCCTGGGCACGACTGTCTGCCCAGACGGTCAGCTGCACGCGAGCGTGCTTCTGTTCGGGAGTGGAACCTTCGTTGAACCACACGGACTGTCCACCCATCTGCTGGTAGACGGCACACGGGTAGATGACCGGTTCCGGCGGAACGTCGGGATACAGCCGGCCCTGCAGCAGCGGGGCCAGCAGCGCGTGCAGCTGTGCTTCGTAACTCATCGCGGTGTCCTGGTTGGCGTCGCTCAGGCAATGCCTGAAGACTGTTCGGTGAACAGCACCGTGGTCTGGCGCCGGCTGAAGTCCGGAGCAACGCCGGTGATGTTGAAAGCGCGACCGTCATGCACGATGCGCATGCCGACATGGATGCCGGCCTGTCGCGCGGCCGCCAATCGGACATGGAAGCGCTGGCGGCGGATTGTTGCCGGGAGGCGGCTTTCCAGCGTCAGCCGCTGCACGCTGTCTGTAGGATCGGCAGTGACGGCGGCCCACAGTTCTGCCACCGGCTGCCAGGCGTCCAGCGGCTGCCCCCAGGCGTCGAGCTGGCCGTCCTGGCGCTCGATACGGATGCGGCGATTGAGGTGGCCGGCGTTCATGGCGTTGCGGCCGGTCGGTACGGATCAAGCAGCGCGGCCACGCCGAACGGCAGTTCCATTGCGATGGCAGTGGCGCCTGCCGGTGCATCGAGCGTCTGTGCAGAGACGACTACGGCTTCGCGATGGGCGTACAGGTGGCCCAGCAGCAGGCGTACCGCTGCACGGATGCTGTCATTGGCGGGCATGCCCAGCAGCAGGCGTGCACTGCGCGCGGTGGCCACGGCCAGGCGACGATCGGCCACATCCCGCATGGCCTTGGCCTTGGCCGCGTTGGTCTCGGCATTGGCGGCGGCAACCGCGGCTTCATGCCCGGTCACCGCCGCCGCCATGTCTTGCGGCAGCTGGTCCAGCGCCTGGTCCAGCGCGGCCTGGTCGGCGTACAGTTCGCGGCCCAGGTAGGCTGCGGCCGCGTCGCTGGCTGCTGCCAGCAGGTCACCCAGGATGGCGTCGTCAAAGTCGCCGTCGATACGGCAGTGCGCGCGGCACTGCTCAAGGGTCAGCAGGGGCAT